CAAACTCCTGAGGAGTTTGTAAAGTTGTATGGTGCTACCCACAACTTGTAAAATAATGGGTAACACAATGGTTGACAATAAATGGCTATTGTGTTATCATTATAACAGTGCTGAGTGATATCAGTACATTTTTAACTTAGCTTTTAATTAAAGGAAACATATGGCTAATTCTAATCAAACTTTCAAAGTCGCTGGTATTACTATTCACAATGGTAACGCTAAAGTTCGTTTCACCGATGACATGGTCCGTCGTATCAAGCAATTCACTAAAGGTGGTGCTAGTCGTGTGGAATTTGTTGAACTACCTTCAGAAATGACAAAAGTAGAAGCATTAAAATATCTTGCTACTCTATCTGAGTTTGCTAGTGCAAGTGATCAGGCAACTATTGCTGATACACTTGAAGATAAAACTAAAGAAGCAAGTAAAGGTGAAGTTAAAGTAAAAGCTTCTAAAACAAAGCCTAGTATTGATGTTATCAAAGCACGTGCTAAAAAAGCAAAAGTGTCCGCAGAAGATATTCTTGCGGCAGTTGAAGACGCTCCACTCTAATTAATAGGGCTTCGGCCCTTATACTATGAACTTAAATCTATCTACATTCCGTCGCTCGTTTAACCCTCGTAGAGAATTTAATCCTGCAGATAGAAAAGATTTGCTAGAATTTAAATTCTTTAAGAAACATGGTAAATGGAAAACAGGGTGTCCTTTCTTTTTAGAGGATCCGTTTGTTGAGATTCCAGCAATGTGTGAAAGTAAATTCACAAACTATATGCTAGAGAAGATGAAATAAAAAAGCCCCTATTGGGGCTTTTTTAATTATAAATCACCTGTGTTTGTTGAAGGGAAGGCTCTGGTAATGCCAGAAGTGCCAGCCCAAATGATACGTACTGCACCTCCTCCGTCTGTTCCAAAAGAAGAGCCAACACCACCACCGCCATAATTGCCACCAACTAGAAGGCTAGCACCAATAGTTCCATTACTGCCGGGATTACCATTTACTCCGGGAGCACCACCAGTACCACTTGAGGCTTCTCCAAATATTCCTGTGCCTCCACCTGAAGCGCCGTTTGTACTTCCACTTCCAGGATACCCGCCACCACCACCAGCGCCACCACCAGCACCAGAAGCTCCAGAAGCTCCTGCATTTCCACCAGCACCGCCAGCACCTGAATATCCACCAGCACCGCCGCCACCTGCTCTTGAAACTGAACCAAGTATAACCGTACCACTTGCCCCACCTGCCCCGCCAGTGCCATAAATAACTACTCCGCCGGCCGCGGCAGTTCCTATAACTGAACCAGTAGCTCCTCCACCCGCCATACAACTTGTAGAATTAAAACTACTGTCTCCGCCGTTTGCGCCACCGAATGACACGCCTACTGCACCGACAACAACCGTATAAGAATTTCCGGGAGCAACTGTAATATTATTAGCGTAAGCTAAAGCACCGCCCGCGCCCCATTGAAAAGCATTATTTACAGCTACTGCGCCCCCTCCGCCGCCGATACAAACTACAGATACAGAAGTTACACCTGCAGGGGCAACCCAAGAATATGTCCCGGCTGTTGTATAGGCTTGTTGACCAGCTGGAGCTGGAGATGGACCTGGAGCTGGATTTGCAGCGGCCCCGTTCGTACCTATTATTAGAGCTACCATACCACCCATTATGCTACTCCTGCACCGCTAATGAACCAAGTATCACTTGCCACCTTCATTAGTGTAGCCATACCATAAGTACCCACAACTCTGTTACCAGCGGTTGCGTTGCCTCCCATATACAACGTTACACCCGATGTTGCATTAACTAACACATTACCTGCCGCCTGAACAACAATACTAATTGCTGTACCAGTAGCAAATGCCACGCTAGCGTTAGTTGGAATAGTCAATGTCAAGTTACCAGCGGTAGTTGAGTAGTAATGTTTACCTGCATCAGTTAATGCAAGTGTAGCATTAGCTGCCGAAATTTGAGGGACATTCAAATAACCGATAGTAAAACCGTTTGTGTTACCTGAGATGTTACCGGTAGTTGAGATGTTGCCACCAATCACATTACCGGCAACACTTATTGTGTTACCATATGTAACTTCTTTGCTAGTAGTATTGTAGAACATTACTTGAGCAATATTAGCTACATCATTGCGAACTGGTGCTACTGTGAATGTATTGGCTGTAGTTTGATTTAGCTCAGTGCCAGTAGCATTTAATATGATTGAGTTGCTAGCTTGGTTGGTACCACCAGCAGCAAAACCAACAGCCACTGCTGAAGCACCTTGATTAGCGTAACCTGCACTTGCACCAATAGCTACTGCTTGAGTACCTTGAGTATTATAACCAGTACTTGCACCAATAGCTAGTGCATAAGTGCCCTGTGAAGTATAACCAGCAGTGAATCCAATGGCAACTGATAGACCACCTTGAGCATTTGAACCAGCTTCTCGACCAACGCCTACAGAATATCCACCTTGCGCGGTGTTCCCAGCTGCAAACCCAATGGCTATTGAACCGGCACCTTGTGATGTATTACCAGCACCTTGACCAAATGCCACAGCATCATCAACAGTATCTTTTATTACTGCACCGTTTGTGAGTGTGATGATGCCAGTGCTGATGTTGCCGCCAGTCACATTACCAGTAACACTTAATGTTCCTGCTACATTTACGCCAGTTGAAGTAATTACTACTTCATTTGGTGCACCTACTGCTGACAAAGAGATGTTACCGTTACTAGTAATAGTGATGTTTGAGTTACCATTCTGTAACAAACCGCTATTGATAGTAGTAATGTTACCGGTAGTAATAATTGCAGTTGCAGTACCTAAGTTACCAACATTTGCATTACCTGTAACAGATAGACTTGTTAGTGTACCAACACTAGTAATATTAGGTTGTGCATTTGTGTACACTGTACCTGATACTAATGCGTTACCTACTTGCCCTGACACATTACCACCAGCTAAGCCAGTCAATGCTTGTCCATTACCTATGATATTACCAACGGATACATTACCGGTTGTAGTAATAGTATTGCTACCATAACTAGCCAATAATGTTACAACATTACTATCACCGTACACACCGCCGGCTGGAGCCGATGCAAAGACACCATTACCGTAAAGAATATTGCTTGCGTTACCGTCTTTGTTTATTGTAGCAATATTACCAATACCACTTACATTAGCTACTGCAACACTGTTAGCCGTTGCGGCAAATGATACTGCACCTGATACATTAGCACCGGCTACGGCATTTGCTGTGGTAGCAAATGATACTGCACCTGATACATTAGCACCTGCCACTGCGTTTGCTGATGCGGCAGATGTTGCTGAAGCCACAGTGCCACTTACATTAGCACCGGCTACGGCATTCGCTGTGGTAGCAAATGATACTGCACCAGACACATTAGCACCGGCTACGGCATTCGCTGTGGTAGCAAATGATACTGCACCAGACACATTACCGCCGGCAATGCCGGTCAATGCTTGTCCATTACCTATGATATTACCAACACTTACATTTCCTGTAGTAGTAATAGTATTACTGCCGTATGAGGCTAAAAATGTTGCTACATTACTATCACCATATGAGACAGCAACAGATGCGGCCGCAAATACACCATTACCATATAATATTTGTGATGAATTGCCATTTAAGTTAATGGTAGAGATATTACCAATACCTGATACGTTTGCTACTGCTACGCTATTAGCAGTTGTTGCGTATGTGACAGCACCAGATACATTAGCACCGGCCACTGCGTTAGCTGTAGCGGCATAAGTTACTTGCCCTGTTACATTAGCACCAGCTAAGCCAGTTAATGCTTGTCCATTACCAATTATATTACCAACTGATACATTACCAGTTGTAGTCATTGTATTACTGCCATAACTTGCTAAGAATGTTGCGACATTACTGTTACCATAACCTCCACCAGCCGGAGCCGATGCAAAGACACCATTACCATATAATATGTTACTTAAATTACCATCTAAATTAATTGAAGCAATATTTCCTACTCCGGATACATTAGCTAATGCTACTGCAAAAGCCGTATTAGCAACATTGGCATTAGGTACAAAACCAGATACATTAGCACCAACCAATGAACTTAATCCACTAGCGTTACCGGTAAATACACCTGTATTAGCAGTAAATGCCGGTGCAGTAACAGTACCACTAGAATTCAAGGATGTTAATGTACCAACACTTGTGATATTACCTTGTGCGGCTGTTGTTACTGTACCTGCAGTAGTTGCACTTGTTGCCGCACCTGTTAACGCACCTGTAAATGTAGTTGCACTCACGTTACCAAATGTGCCATTACCAGTAACTGCTAATGCACCGGTCGTTTTGTTGAAAGTAAATGCAGAGTTACCACCAAAAGCACCGGCATCATTAAATTGAACTTGGGTGTTAGCACCGCCGGGTGATCCGTTTCCTCCACCGCCCCCGGCTGCCCAACTTAAATTACCAGTTCCGTCTGTTTGTAAATATTGTCCACCTGTACCACCTGTAATTATTAAATTACTCACAGCACCAAGATTAGCTATAGTAGAAACATTTAATATGGTTAATGATGCTAATCCAGCAGAACTTATACCACTAGTGTATACAGTACCCGTAACAGTTACATTGCCGGCACCTACTGTACCTGTAAATGTTGGTAAAAAGTTAGCAACGTCATCGTTGGTATATTCATTTCCTGAATAGGTGTTAACGTTATATGAATTTACTGTTTGATTAACTGCACTAACAGAGATAGCTTTATTGCTATTAAATACAGTTACAACATCGGCTGGTTCATTATTAGTTGCTGATGTAATAGTTAATGATGCTCCTGAAACTGTTTGTGTAGCTTGATTATAGGTTATTGTGTCACCAGACACTTGTGGAGCAATACTTCTAGCTATTGCCGTTCCACCTGAGGTTGCTGAACCTGTACTAGCAGAAACTGTAGGGGGACTTGTTCTTGCTACTGAGGGTTTTTGTGTTTCTAATGATCTTAATACAGACGGATCAGCTCCACCGATCATTGGGGGTGTTGTTGCCATTAATGGTCCTTTAATTGTTATACTACTATTTATTATAATTTAGAAGTTATGGATTGTTAACCGACTTAATGATCCAATAATCACTGCTCATATTAGGTTTGATAACATCAAATGGCATGTAGAAGTAACCCTTATCTCCCCAATAAGGTCCCCAACTGTTTCTGACAATAAAGACTTTCTTACGCTTATCATATCCAACAAGCAACACAGCATGACCACCTAATAGCTTTTCACGTTTTGTATTTGGATAGGGCATTCTACCTGTTCTAGCAACAGTAGATGACATAAAACTTTGATAAACATGAAAGCCTATTATAACTGGATAACCATTTGTTAATGCGTCAATACATCCATTAAAATCATTTACTCTTTCGTATCGTGTTACTTTACGATTCAATGCGTCAATCTTTGCTTCATTGATTGGTTCTAGTCTAAATTTTCTAATGTTGTACGGCCAATAAGTTTCTAAACTAGCACCATAGTGATTTGTTGCTTTTATACCATCACGTATATAAGCACCACTATCATAGTTAACAGTACCCAATAATAGTCGTTCATAGTAATAGATAAACAATCTACTAACATCTGTTGGTTTACCATTACGTTTGTTTAGTAATTCAATAGCACCCGCAATAGCTTGTCCAGTACAACTTCCCAGATTACCTTGATTTTCAATTGGACTACAATGACTTCTTAAATCAACAAAGTTAGGATTTGTATTTGCTGTTACTTGATATTTGTAATCTCTTGTATCTGGTCTATCTGTTTTCCATATTAGGTTATATTTGTCAAGTGTCCTAGGTATGACTTTTTTGTCAGCAGGCTTATTAAAGGTATGATCCTCAGTTGTGTTTATTATTGAGCGAGGATCTTGTTTCATAATAATTCCTTAAATTAATGTGAACAGTTAGTTTTACAGTTTAGTGTAGCCATAATTAACTACTGCTGTGTTACCACTATTGTTAGTGATACCAAATGTAAACACATTAGCCGTGTTACCTAAATAAGTATTAACATTGCTGATTGAACCTACTGTGCCAGTAAACTGATTAGGTATTGATGTAAGCACCAACGCATTCCCAACTGCGTAGTACCAACCATATTGTTCACCTAGTACCGGTACATTTGTATTTGTAACAACAGCAGTCGCAGTATATGTCACGATACCGTTTGGAATATTACCGTTAACCCAGAGTGCATAAGTTCCATTCAATGGAACACTAATGTTTACTGTATTGACGCCGGGTTCAAGAGTCCAACTACTTGTTATTTTTGTTGCAACATTAGATAAACCGCCACCGTTACCGGTAAAGTTGTTGGCTGAAATATTACCAGACGCACTAATATTGCCACCGGCGATGTTGCCAGTACTTGGTTCAACTGTAGCATAGTTTACATATTTTAGATTACCATCATATGTCATTATACTCATTGCACCGGTAGAGGTGATATCTTGTGCTACTGTTGGGGCCGGTACGGCTGAAAATATACCGTTACCATACAATACATTGCTTGAACTGCCATCTAAGTTTGTTGCTACGATATTACCAAATGCACTTGAACCATTAGCAAAGTTGATTGCTACTGTATTGCCTGGTAGTGTTAAATTACCGGTTTCATCAAAATTCCAAAGCTTCACCGTCCCAACATTACCTGAATCAGATTGTGCTTGTAGTACTACCTTGGCAAGATTGTCGCCGGCTCTGCTAACAGCAACAGCCGCATACTGAGATGCCGCATCAGGATCTACAGTCCATGCCAGTGCCGCAGAACCACTATTACCTTGTCCTTGAACGCTGAATAGCTTTCCAGAGTCAGCAATGATTCTAGGATACTGAATGTTCCCGTTATAATCAATTGATACACCAATAGGTAGTGTTAAACTGCCATCTGTGCCAAATGTCCACATAGCATTACTACTATTACCATCATTGCTGTTGATCACAACATTGCCGGTGTTGGCCAGTTTGACATACAAGTTATCACTGCCCAAGAACAACTCGGTTGTATACAAGTTTCCACTTGTCATGTGTATATGGTCACCGTCATTCGCTGTTGGATAAATCAATAACTGTTGATTGGCAGTAGTTCCACCTGTTGGTTTCAAGGCAATAGCACTACCACTAAGTGATTGGTCTGGAATGTTGGTTTCATAAACAACACTATTCAATGGTAGTGTTAAGTTACCAGTTGTGTCAAAGTTCCAAGTCTTTGTGCCACTGACATTACCGGCCTGTATAGCCACGTTGCCGCCCTGTAAAACAGCGACATTGGCTTCTTCATCTGTACCTAAAATCAAATTGGCACCAGCAGCACCGGCTGCCATATGTATATCCGCGGCCCCGGTCAAGTAAATATTTACATATGCGGCAGCATCAGCAGAGTTTGGTTGCAGATTCAAGTTACCTGTGCCAATGATATTAACGTCATTGAATGTAACATTACCTGTATTAGCACCACCTGCTACCGCCGCAAATACTCCGTTGCCGTATAACACATTACTACTATTACCAGTTAAATTGATAGTAGCAATATTACCTAAACCTGACACATTTGCGGCTGCAACCGCATATGCTGTATTAGAAACATTAGCATTAGCTACAAATCCAGAGACATTAGCACCAGCCACACTAAATGCCGTATTAGCAATATTAGCATTAGCTACGAATCCAGAGACATTGGCACCTGCAACCGCAAATGCTGTATTAGAAACATTAGCATTAGCTACAAATCCAGAGACATTGGCACCTGCAATATTAGTCAATGCTTGTCCATTACCAATAATATTTCCAACAGATACATTACCTGTAGTTGTTATTGTATTAGAACCAAACGCAGATAATAGTGTTACAACATTACTATTACCATATGTAGTAGTATCACTTGCCCAACTTAAAGTACCGTTACCGTTAGTAGATAACAATTGTCCGGCTGTACCACCTGCAATATGTAAGTTAGAAACATTACCTAATGTAACATTTGCAGTAGTTGTAAAATTAACTATACCCGTTACATTGCTTACGGTTAATCCAGTTAAATTACCCATGCTTGTTATATTTGGTTGAGCATTAGTTAATACAGTATTTGCTGTTGTTGCAGTAGTAGCTTTAGCGGCAGAAACATAGTTACCTCCGGCACCTGCTAATACAACATTAGCAATATTACCTAATACTGTTTTTTCTGTAGTAGGAGTACCTGCCATATTAACTACTGGTATAACTGTAGAGCTAGCTAAGTTTGCACCAATATTTGTTAGTTCTGTAATTTTAATTGTCGTTGTCATTTTTATTTCCTAATATCTTTAAGCAAATATTGTACCGTTATTACCTATACAAAACCACTTATTTGTTATATATTGTAAGGTGCATCCATCACCGATATTATCAAATGTTATGGTACCTGTACCTGAACTTTGCCATCCTGCATTGGTTACGGTGATAACCATATCACCACCGTCAGCCACCATCATAAAAGTTTTTATTTGTCCTGTAGTACCGGCTCCTAAAGTAGCTGTACTAGCTACAGATGTGCTAAAGTAACTAGCAGTAACTGCTAAGTTTACAGATGACCCTGTTGTTAAATTCTCACTACCACTCAATAATAATTGACCAGTTACCGATACATTTGCAGGTAAATCTACAGTCAATGTTCCTGTAGTAGTTAATGGGCTCCCAGTAATAGTTAAATTATTACTAGTTAAAGCTACATTGGTCACGCCTGTATTATTTATATTTACCGTACCTGTCGTAGCGTTGGCTGTAATAGTTACGCCATTTCCGGTAAATGTATTGTATGGGCTAGCAGACGTAAATAACGTTGCAAAGTTATCTTTTGTCTTATTAAATGCTGTGTATAGGCTGTCGCTACCGGTAGATTCGTTTTGTAATCCAATATTAATTACTTGTAGTCCTGAAATTGCCATAATTTAATCCTTATTATGTATTTATCAATAAGGACTAAATGTAATATCATCAGGTTGGACTAAAACTTGACCCGCATCCGCATGTTGTTGCCGCATTAGGATTACTAATTTTGAACTGAGATCCACTCAAATCTTCAACATAATCTATGCTGGCATTCTGTAAATATTGTGCTGAAATACTATCTACTAACATACTTAATGATCCTGCAGGTATCTCAAAATCATCTTCATTTTGTTCTTCATCTATGGTAAAACCATACTGCATTCCACTACATCCACCACCTTGAACAAATACACGAATCCTAGCTTTTGGATTGTTTTCTTCAGCTAAAATATCAGCTATCTTTATAGTAGCATTTTCTGTTATTTCTATCATAAACTCTTACCCCACCTTGTGTTAATTACATTCCAATTGATGATTTTCCACTGCTCTTTTAGATACTTTTGCTTATCACTGCCATAGTCTAATATCCAAGCGTGTTCCCATCTATCAACTAATAGCAATATATCATTACGTACTTCATGGTTCTTGATTGTTTTAATCTTACCATCATATGCTAAATATACCCAACCTGATCCCTCTAACTTCATGAATTCAGTTTCAAACTGTGACTTCATGTTATCATAGTTACCGTAATGTTTGTTGATAAAGCCCATCATAGGACCATTTGGATTGTTTTTGTTTCTTACTTCACGGAATTGGGGGAATAATGTGTTATGTAAGAAGGCACCCGCATAGTTAAAGTCTTTGTCACCCTCACCCTTGTTATAGCGTTCAGCATAGCCTTTAGCTAGTTTATCATAATGTAGGTCTAGTGTGTCCTGACTTAATACAGGTTTAACCTCACTCGCAGTGAAGTTTAGTGGTATGATTTCTATATCTTGAGGTTTAGCCTTGTCCTCAAGTAATTGAATTATATCTCTCATACATGTATTTATCGTATGAAAGACTATTGGGGATTATCGTCGGCGCACGATTCGGCCTTTTGATAAGTCGTATGGACTAAATTCTAATTCTACTGTATCTCCAAGTAGAACTTTAATATCATGCTGGCGCATTTTACCAGAGATATAACCTATTACATTTGTGTTATTTACTTTAACACGAAACATGGCATTAGGTAACACGTCTGTTACCGTACCATCCATTCGTAAACCTTCTTCTTTTGCCATGTGTTTTGCTTTACGCTCCTTTTTAATTCCTACGCATTGTGCTAATTGCCTTAGCCTCTTCATCACTAAAGACCGGCACTGCATTACTTTTATGCATAGTGCCAATCCCAATAATTTTATTACCCGTATATTGTGGAATATCTTTTGTACGAACAGCACCCTTGTGACCGGTATCTAAACTGTTAATACGTACAGTCTCACGACCTGCAGGTGCAGATAGTGTGTATTGTAATGGCTCAGCCGCTAATGCTCGTTTGCGCTTTTTGTCATCAGCGTCAACTTCCCATTTTTTCTGTAGTTCTTTCCAATCGGCATCAAGTTGACGGGCTTTCTGTGCCTCTGCGCTATTGCGAAACTTAATCTTGCCCTTACGTTTACCACCGGTACTAAGCCAGGGTCCTTCTAAATGCATGGTCATGATGTGTATGTCATAGTTATTAAACAGTTTCTATTATAGCGTAATATGGATTATTTGTCAAATCTTACTTCTTTAAGATTGACCAAACCTTCTCTTTTTCTAGTAGTTCTTGCTCTAGTTCTTTATAGCGTTTACCCAATTCTTTTAACTCATCCCATCTATCTTCTAGTTCAGGATGTGGGTGAAGAATAGCCAATCGTTCGTCAATCTTTTCAAGCATCTCTGATAGATTTTTGCCCTTGATAGTTACTTCACCTTCAAAGTCAGCATCACCGTTAACCTTAAGTGTAGCCCCTTTTATATTAGGTTCGATTGAAGTAATAGTTGATGTACCATTTAAACCCCAATACAACCCGTTTGAAGTATTATTGGGTACAGTAACTGTGCCTGTAGTAACTGTACCTACAGTACTGAATGAATCCCCTATCATAGTGTTATTATAATTTGAGTAACTCATTTGTTAGCTCGTTTTAAGATGTACTTACCTTTTGAATCTATGGCAAATTCAATCTCATCACCCTCACGCCAGCCTAATTCATCTAATAATTTCTGTGGTATAGGCAACATTAAATCACCTGTATCAGGATCTTCATGTGTAATTACTTCATAACGAACTAAGTCTTTGCCGGGTTTCTTCATATCATTACTTATCTAGTTAGATAGGGAGCATAAATCTTTTCTAATTCATCAATAGTATGTTGAGTGTTGTCATCTTCATGCTTAACCGCAATACCACCGGCATTAGTCCAAAGATTCAAATATTTACCGTAATCATCTACTAATACATTTGGTTCACCATTACTCAATGCGTATTTGTGCTTATGTTGTGTAAAGATAGCGTTTTGTGTAGCATTTGGATTGTGTTCATCTAACCAATCTTTTTTAGCTCCTACACTGGCTTCAGCATACGGTCCACGCAATGGAGCACTCAATACAGTGTATGGAATATTGTGTTGATTTAACCATTGTACAACTCTGCCGCCACCCTCTAGAGGTTGTAGTTCTCTAAAAAACTTATATACTTCTAAGGGGCTACTTGAGGCTAATTCATTGATTGATGTTTCAGTATCAGGAATCTCTTTATAATTACCAACATTATGTTTTGCGGCCCAAGCTCCAAAGAAATCAGCTTGTACCCCATCCATATCCAAATATAGATGTGGCATTTTTTTGTTTGTATCTTCCATTAATTCCTTAATTTTCATTTAGTTATTATATCGCAAATGGTATAACAAGCCAAATGCCTTGGGTCAATAACATTGTTCCAAAAATACTGACACCAATACTTCCCCAAAACATACGCTTGTCTACAGCTAAAATACTAGCGGAAAGTAATACAATCGCTAACTGAAATGCCATTGCGGCAAAAGTTAACCATGGTGTATGCTTTTTGGCTTCATCACGCTCGGCTTCGATCTTTAATGCTTTAGCCATTAACTCTTTCTTACCCTCACCCTTATCAGGCTCAGATTCATATCTATCAATCTTGGCTTGTAGTTCTATTCTACGTTTTGGATCTTTGGCATCCTCTAATTGCCCTTCGGCAATAGATTGCTTAATTGACTTAGCTTGATAGAAGTTCCATGTATCGTTTGCTTTAATAGTATTGGTCAATATCTTACTACTAAACCCACTAGCCATATAAGTTGTAACTGCTAATAGTAATGCAATGACGGTTATGACCCATCCTGCTCTATCTTTAATTTGTGCTTCACGTTCACTGCGTGATAATGTTTTTTCTTCTGCCATTTTATTTCCTTTGTTATGACTTATGCTATTTGATTGAATTTAATCAATTAAATATATATTTATACCCAATCAAAAGGAGTAAGCCAATGAGTTGGTTCAAGCACAAACCCAGACCTAAAACACCCCCAAAATTACATGTACATCATACAAGCCCTATAGCAGAAAAGATACTAAAAGAGATAAAACTTGAAGTAACTGGGGTAAAAGCCAAGTTAGCAGAACAAGAAAAAAAGAAAAAATGAACAGTAGAGAACTACAGTTAATGTATCAACAATGGTGTCAGGGAAATGATGACTATAATTTTCGTTGGTTAGCTTTTGTTGAGATGGCTGCAAGACATTTCAAGCAACCAGAAAGTGAAGTACTCAGAGAGTTACAGAAACACTACTGGTTTGTTAAAAATAACAAATAAACCCTAAAAAAATTTACTCACATCATTTAGCTTATAAATATCTCTATACACAACCTATAGAGAGATAAAATGGCTTCCAATCTAAATTCAGAATTCAACTACCGTTACCAGGTGATCGGTTCAACACCCTGGGAAAAAATCAAAACACTTCAAGGCTTCTATGTTGGCAGAAAACGTGCCGCAGTACTTGAAGAATGCGCCGAATTAAAATATCAGGCTAAACTTGAAGAACTAAAACATTTAAAAACAGTACCCGCATTACCACACATATTGCTTAATTTACAAGCAGAAATCCTTGAATTAGAATCACATTTGGATGATCAAAAACATGCGTTTGAACTTAATCGTAAAGAGATTAAAATACTAGAAAAATATATGGCTGAACTGTATGCTGAAGTTGAGCCAACTAGATTAAAACATGAAGATGGTACTCCCTATACCGATGACGAAATGTTTGAAGCTAATGCTAATTATGAATTTACAGTAACTGTTGGTAGAGAAATACAATCTGAAATTATTGCTTTGGGTAGACCTAGTCCAGCTAAACTACTAAATGCAATGAGTAATCCACAAACATTAAATTCATTAATGCAAATTGGTCTTGTTCCGCAAGGCACTGTATTATTAGAACAAAAAGATATTATGTTAGAACTTACTAATCAACCGTCTTCCTCTGCTAATGATGAACAGACTACATTAGATGCCCCTCCTGTAACTAAAAAGTCATCAAAGTGAACGTAATATAATCACACTCAATTAGGCTCTACGGAGCCTTTTTTATTGTCATAAATACTACTAAACTTACATAAAAGGTAATTACATGTCTTTATCTATTGGATCCGGTATCAGTATAGTTGGTGGTATTAGCGTAGTACCCGCTACCGGCACGACTATACCGGATAATCCTATAATAGGCACAGCAACAGCAACAGGTTCTACAACAGCAACAGTATCATTTACTGCTCCTTTAGATAACGGTGGTTCTACTATATTAAGTTATACAGCAACAAGTAGTCCTGGTGGTTTAACTGGTACACTAAGTCAAGCAGGATCTGGTACTATTACTGTTACTGGACTAACATCAAGTACAAGTTATACTTTTAGAGTAACTGCAACTAATAGTATTGGAACCAGTTCACCTAGTAATTTTAGCAATAGTATTACTACCCTGTCAGGCGCTCCTGTTAATACAGTATCTCCGGTAGTTAGTGGTACAGCTACAGTTGGTCAAATATTATCTACTACTGATGGTACTTGGACTGGCTCTCCGTCTATAACATATCAATGGCAACGTGCTGGATCAAATATTTCATTGGCAACAAATAATACATATACGTTAGTAAATGCAGATGCAGGTAATGCTATTCGGTGTGTAGTTACTGGTACAAATGGTTCTGGATCAAATTCGGCAAATTCTAATGCTACATCTAATGTATCTGCAATTGCTCCGGGAGCACCAACTATAGGCACAGCCACTACAACAGGTGCTATAACTGCTACCGTAGCATTTACAGCTCCGGCAAGCAATGGTGGTGCTACAATTTCAAGTTATACAGCAACAAGTAGTCCTGGTAATATAACCGGTACACTAAACCAAGCTGGTAGTGGTACTATTAACATAACCGGTCTAACAGCAAGTACAAGTTATACATTTACCGTTATTGCTACCAATAGTGCGGGTAATAGCTCTCCGAGTAGTGCAAGTAATAGTATTGTAACAGACAGTCTTCCAGTTAATACTGTGGCACCGGTGGTTAGTGGCACAGAAACATTTGGTTCAACATTATCATGTACAACTGGTACTTGGACTGGCACTGCTACAATAACATATGCATACCAGTGGCAAAGAAATGGGTCTAATATAGCATTAGCTACAAGTAATACATATGTATTAGTACAAGCTGATGTGTTAAATGTAATTAGGTGCGTAGTAACCGGTACTAATTCATATGGATCGGCTTCTGCTAATTCTAATTCTACTTTGGATATTTTACCATTAGCACCGGGTGCACCTACAATTGGTACGGCTAATGCAACCGGTCCATTATCTGCAACAGTGACATTTACTGCGCCGGCAAGCAACGGTGGTAGAACAATAGAAAGTTATACAGCAACAAGTAGTCCAGGCAATATAACGGGTACATTAAACCAAGCAGGCAGTGGCACAATTTTTATATCTGGATTAAATGCAAATACAAGCTATACATTTACCGTAACTGCTAATAATGGATTTTATACAAGTTCTCCGAGTAGCGCAAGTAATAGCATAACAACCGATGCATTGATTATTGAATATCTAGTAGTTGGAGGTGGCGGCGGTGGCGGTGGAGTTGGCCAAACTGGTATTGGTGCAGGTGGGGGAGGTGCCGGTGGCTATAGAACCGCTACTGGAGTATCTATAACAACCGGAGTTCAATTATCGGTAACAGTTGGATCCGGAGGCGCCAGGGGATCTTCGCCAACAGTCGGCGGTAATGGAACTGCATCTGTGTTTAATTCGTTATCTGCAGCCGGCGGAGGCGGTGGAGGTACTAAATCATCTAGTATCTTTATTGGCACAAATGGAGCAGCAGGCGGTTCTGGTGGCGGCGGATGCGGTGGTTCAGATGGTAATAATAATATTTTTGTAGGTGGTGCAGGAAATACCCCATCAACTAGTCCATCACAAGGTAATAATGGCGGTAATGGCAAATTCACTGGCCCTGATTTCTCCGGGGGCGGTGGTGGTGGAGCAGGTGGAGTTGGAGGTACACCAAGTATTACAACAGCTGGAGTTGGAGTTTCAAATTCTATAGGAGGATCTGCAATAACATATTCAACGGGCGGCCGAGGTGGCTCATATAGTGTTACCGCACTCACCGGCGTTAGTGGGACGGATAATACTGGTAATGGTGGCGGCGGTGCATCTGGTAGTGGAGGAACCGGGTCAAGTCGTTCTGGCGGTCTAGGCGGTAGCGGTATTGTTATTATTCGTCATGTTGATACGTATCCTACAGCAACAACTACAGGAATAGCAGCCGGATATCCTATAACTACTGGCGGGTATGTAATTTATCGCTGGAACAGTTCCGGAAGTATAACTTTCTAAATAGTAAGGGTAAATGTGATTAGTACATTTACCTCTATCATGTTATAATAAAACGACTAGGAGAATCTTTTGAAGTTAACTTATCTATTAATAATTACGTTGTTATTACTACCAATTAAATCATATTCACAACAAATAGAAGAATCTATAACAATAGATTTACCCTGTTACAATACAAAAGAAATCTTTAAGAGTATTAGAGAAAAATATAAAGAGTTACCCTTCATGACCGGACAAGTAGCTGATGAAGCTAGTTCAATAGTAAGTATTTGGTTAAATCCTGTTGATAATAATTGGACTATTCTAGCAACTAAGAAAGACCTTACTTGTGTAGTTGGTATGGGAACTGATATGAAAATAGTAACTCACAAAAAAGGAACGGATATATGATTAAAAAACTTATAGCAATAATAGTATTATCACTATGTGGCACAGCATATGCCGATCCTAATTTTACTGCCCAAGCTTGGTTAGTAGCTGATAGTAATGGTAAAATACTAGAAGGCTCTAATATGTCTGAAATACGTAGCATTGCTAGTATAACTAAACTAATGACTGCTATGGTTGTACTAGACAGCGGACAATCACTAACTGAAGTCATTCCAAAAAAACTATACAATAAACATTTAACAAGAGAAATACTAATTGATTTGGCAATAGTTAAATCGGATAATAACGCTGCCAAAATGTTATGTGATTACTATCCAGGTGGATATAACAAATGTATTGATGCTATGAATTATAAAGCGGCATCATTACAAATGAATAACAGTACTTTTACTGATCCAACAGGTAGATTACATACAAACGTTAGTACAGCACATGATTTGATTAAATTAGTATTTGCCGCAAGTACGTATCCATTAATAGTAACAGCAAGTAATATGGATGCTGTACGATGGAGTATCGGTAAGAAGAAAACAGCAGAATTCAGAAACACTAATACTCTAGTAGGAAATGGTTATAAATTCTTAGTAAGTAAAACTGGCTTTATCAATAAAGCAGGTGGATGTATTGTTATGATGATGGATACAGCAAATGGAATCAGGACCGTAGTCCTGTTGGGTTCAAAGAATACTACAACTCGTATCCCAGAAGCAAAGATGCTATCTATGCTTTATTAATCTTTGGGTCCAAACTTAGTGATATCTTTCTTAGGAACATAATCAACACCTGGCACTGGACTATAGTCTTTTGTCAAACTAGGTATCATCTCATCACCGTACTTTAATGTAATATAGCTAAATGTTCCGCTATTAGTAGTTTCTTTCAAACCAATCATTAAATGTCTATGCCATGATATTTTCATATCAACAACCTTTTTAATGTTGTTGTCTGTTAGTATATCGGTGAAGTTATTGTTTTCACGGTAAAAAGTATAGTATTTCATTTTTTCCAAAGTATAAAGTTTATGTAATCGGGTTCTGTTTCAAAATAGAAATCATATAATCCACCCTCACGTCCTGCCGGTATCTGACAATCGTAACCCCAATCATTGGCACAATTACGTTGACACCAATCAATGACAGGTTTTAATTCTCCGTAACCAATTGTTATTCTAGTTTTGTATTGGGTATCTGGTGACACTTACTTTGCCTTGTTCTAAAAATTCTAATCCTTTTGTATCTCTATATGATTCACGGTAGAACACATTTTTAATACCAGATTGATAGATAGCTTTTGCACAATGTATACAAGGTGCATGTGTAATAAACAATGTAGCATCCTCACTAGATTCTGTACTTGCGGACACTTTAGCAATTGCATTCATTTCTGCATGTAATACCTCATCCTTAGTGACTAAACGATATCTACGATTGCTTTCCACATTACTATCATATTCTTCTAGTGGATATAATTGTCCATCCCAAACATCGCCGGGCATGTATTCTTTGTATTCACACTCGTTAGTCCATCCAGTTGGCATACCATTGTATCCTGTACCTAGAATCTTGTTACCTTTAACAATAACAGCACCTACATTTAATCTGATTGCTGAACTTAATTTGCTTGTAAGGTCAGCAATATCCATGTAATAGTCTATAAACTTTTGTTTCATTTAACGTAGAATTTTTTAATATGTTCTTTTGCACTATGATCGGCTAGTATACTTAGTACATAGTTTGGTTCGTCATACTTTTTGCAAAAAGCTTCACCCAGTTTGTAGTCACCTTTAATCTGCTCAAACAGAAACTCTTTGCAAAAATCATCAAATTGTTGTTTACTAATCTTAAAATCTTTTTTGCCTTTACTTAGAGTTTGTATATCTAGTTGTTGCGCCATTTTATCAAACATATTAATCCCAGAGTGCTCTAAAATATTTACCAAACAGATCCAAACCTTCTTGGATACGATCTTCATGTAGTTGATGCCCTTCAGCATCATACCAATGGTCATCAGGATTCTTATCAACCATTTGAAATGTATCTTCTACTTTACCTGTCATAGGATTGGGATATGTTTTATCAGTTTTAATCCAATCATAGTCACTTTTACCATGATGATATTTGTCACCATAATCTTCAAATGCTATTTGTTGAAAGGCCCAAATCATTTTATCTAATGTTTCATCCCAACGTTTAGCACCTTCATTCCATGCCTCATCGTGTGATTCAATATAGAAATCAAAGCTTTGTTGTGTGCTATATTCTTCACCACCAACATCTACAAAATCACTAGGGATACCTTGTTTAGTTTGTTTTAGTTGGATTAATGCCGGATAGATAATAGTAGCTAGAGTGTGGTCTGTACTCCAAGTATCAAATCTATCAATTTGCACATTGATTTTTCTGCGATTACCCTTTCTAGGGTAGTTGCCAATATTTATTTTCATACTTCTTTATTTACCTTGCCTTCAATAAATGCAACAAAATGTTCTCCGTGCTTCACTGAAGCATATTCAATTTTCTTGTATTCTTTACTTAGTTGTGCTAGTTGTTCTAATGAATTACCTTGGCAAATAAAATCGTTTGATTCACGGTCATATAACAAAATAATATCATCTACTAATCTTGTTTCTAATTTATAAACATTAGATTTGATTGGTTCTTCAATAATCATTAATTGTAGATTTTTATGTAGTTTATATATTGTATGAAATTTACCCATAAACCATCCCAAAGCTAGGATTAGAATAATATCAATTAGTGTCATAATATTATTTATTAATAGTTAAGTTAGACCATTTCTTTAATTTCTTAAATTTATTCTTTTTGGCCTGATCTAAACCACCAACTGTAATACCTATATTATTTTCAGTAATCAATTCAACCATAGCTAATAAGTCACCCAATTCTTCTTCAAGCATTTGGATATTAGTCATTGGTTTGTTTGGTTTCATTTGATCTGGACCGAACCTGAAACACTTGCTAACAGCTTGTGTAACTTCGGCACATTCTTCTTGTAAGATTAATAGAATTTCTCTTGTATCTTCGTTCATTTTTTATTCCATCTAAAGTTGTTTAATTCAGCTACCACTTCATCTAATGATTCCTGTACTTCCCATGTACCATGAGGAGGACAAAAAACATATGTAATATTTTCAATTATACCATCTTCTTTTTTAGCAAGATTAGGTGTATTGAATACTGTTGAAATCAAATCAATATTGATTGCAATTTTATTGCCTTTGTGTGCGTCACTGGCATTTGTAAGAGAGATAAACATTAAATTCCGATCATATTGGTTAAGTGTAAAAAAACAATTGCAAAATTAACTGCAAAAACTAATCCATCCATGTAGTACATCCACTTAGGACTATTAGTATAATCTTTGGTTGCTAATATGTAACCAAAAAACAATGTAGCAAAAACACTAATTATCATTATTGTTTCCTATTAGCTTTAGACATTACATATTTTTCATGATAGGGTTTCCAATCATTTAAGTAATGGTCGTGTTTAATCCAACGATGTATTCCTTTCTTAGCTTCTACTAAGAAACCCCATTCACGTTGCTGTGGTCCCATAAAGAACATTGTTGTTGCTGGCTCTTCACCTTCAAGTTCAAGCCAATGATAATCACCTGCATTACGTTTAATAATACTACCGGGCCCACGCCATGTTTGAAATTCTGTAAGCAATTTACCATCATCATTGAATACAGGGGTATGCTCCCAATAACCACCCTTCAATACAATAGTCATGTAGGGCCAAGGATGGTCATGAAATATAGGATCATCACTACGTACAATCTTATGTAATGTAACATTGAGTGGGAACCAACTACGGTCTTTAAGAAACAAATAATAGCGGTGCATGTAATCTAGTCCTGTCCTACGATCAGGAATCAAACGATAACGA